CTTTAATGATGTAGGGAATGTCGTGAGGCTCGTGAACTAGAGACTTGCGACTGCGCTTGGCAGCATCCCAAATAGTCTCTTCGAATTTACTGCGGAAATTAGGTGTCTTGTTCGTCAACGGGAGTTACAATAATACGAAGAAGGGGATACTGATATTCCCTAATAACGTGACCCGTTCGGAAGAACATGTTTCGCCCGTCTTTTACGTCGTGAAAGTCCGCTGTAAAAGTGTCAGACCTTTCTACGTCATTCTGGTCAAGAGAGATGATGTAGTGTACTTCGTACTTTCGTAGGGGAAGAATACGCAATTCGTTATTCAATTACTTTTGTCACTTTCTAAACTTACTCTTCAAGTCGTTGGTTGTCTCCTCGACTTCTTCAAGGAAAATCTTGACTTCACGTTCTAGTTTGTGGATTTTGTCTTCGTCTCGGTGCAGCCTTTTAATGAAGAGCTGCATGTCATCTGGCAGTTCAGGATTGTAGGAGACGAAATCACACCATTGACGACCGGTGCAAGCCATCTGCCAGAGCATTTGTAGTTCGTACTTTTCTAGGTTCTCTGTAAGGAGAATATCAATGTGATTGGCTTTAATGAGACACTTGATTTCAAGTAACCCGTCAGTACCAATCAGTCCATCAGGAGAAGCCCCTGCCAACCCAATCCTTGGGTGGTCAACGAAACCTACTTCTTCTACGGTAGAGCCTGTTACCTTTACGTAAGCTTCTCTGGCAGGGGCTTCCTGTTCTTGTCCCCACTCCATGTATTCGTTGGTGTACGTAGGAATGTGAGGACGTCCTGTAAGACGTTCTGTAACTAGTTGGGCTGCGTAGTTTCTACGGCTCGCTGCCCAGTCGCCGCTCTTAATTCGTTTGGTAATGTCTGCAATCTTGGATGCAGTTACTTTACCACATCGAGCAGCGTACCACTCGTCACTACGTTGTTCCAACTTACCTCGCTAACTGGTCACAGGGGATGGACTTGCACCATCGGTAAAGAGCTTATGAGACTCTAGCCCCTCTTGGCCCTGCTAAAATGATGTAGGCGGGCAGCAAAAATCTTTCCCATTAAGTCCAACAGTGGTCTAGGACACCTACTTGTCCGGCGAAAGGAGAAAAATGCCGAACGAAAAACTGGATACCGATGTGTGCGTCCACACATTGAGATAGTCCCTGCTCGGTAAAACACAGGCTCCTCCTCTACAAAATCAGGGTAGAGGTCCCTATCCGGAAAACTGCAACCTACGGCTGCGCGCATCCGGAAAACAACTAACCCTCTAGCGGGTCACCTTCAACTACACCGTCACCAAAGTCTTCAACAGCCTCGTTGAAGTTGTCGTAGTACTTACTGTCCTCTGGAAGAGGGGCAAACTCCTGACGAACGTAAGGCTTATGTTCAAGGACTCGAATGGCGATGGGATACAGACCGTAGCGAGCCTGAGCCACCTTACCCTTACCGTAGTCAACTACGTCCAGTTTAACTTCGACAGTGGACATGTTACCAATCTTGTTGGTCACCTCACCGCGAGCGTCAATCTTAGGGTCCCAAAGATGGTTACGTGCATCGACCACAGTAATCGGTCGAGCAGGAGTACCGTCGGGTTTAGTGGCTCGCTGCTTCAGGGTGAGGAAGTTTTCACGCTCGTCACCCTTGTTCTTGAGCTTGTGGTCAACTCCAAGCCTACGAAGCTCGGCTACTGCCGCTGCGTCAGGAGTGAAGTCTAGAGTCCACTCTTTACCATCCTTGTTGTAATTGTCTACAGGGTCACCTAGGACCTTCATCCAGTTGCCTGTGCCAATCAAATAAACAGTTTCTCTATCCAATTTCTAAATTACCTTTCTCTAACTAACCGAGGTATTATACACTATTTTTGCCTGTTTGTCAAGTAAAAATTTGAACCTATCGTGCATATTTTGAGAACAAGGCATGTCCATCATAATACACATACGAAGTGTTTCTAATTCACGCTGTTCGAGTTTAGTTAGTGAGTCTCTGCCCATGTGTTACCTACCTTTGCGTCGCATTCCATTGGCACGTTGTACTTGAAAAACTCTCCCGCTCTCTTGAAGCATTCAGAACAGAGCTGAATAAACCTATCAATGTGAGGGACAAAACAATCGTACTGATGCTCATCGTGAATATCCCCAACTTTGAGTACATCTAAGTTTTCCTTTTCAATCCCTTGCTGAATGTAAATGGCAGCTAGCTTCATAATGCGGCTCTCGTCCCCTTGCAGGAGATACGGAATGACTGTGTAATCTCGCTGCATTGCAACCTTACTACCGTCACACAGAGTTATACGTCCCGTTCGTTTGTGTTCACTCTTGAGTTTTGAGATGAGAGCAGGAAGTCCCGGTACCTTTGCAAAAAGTAGGGCCTTCGCAGCTTTAGCATCTTCAAGACTAATTCCTGCTTCACTACTAATACGCCCGTCTCCGGCACCCATGACGATTGCGTAAAGAATTGTCTTGGCGAGACGCCGTCCGGCAGCATCAGGAGTAAATCCCCACGCATCTCTGTTGGCTGCGTGAGGGTCGGCAGCAAGGATAGCTGCGGTGAATGCGGGGTCGTTGAGATAGTGTGCGAGGTTCCGCAACTGCATTGACTTGGCGTCAACACCTACGAGCTTTCTAGCTCCACCTCGTCCTCGTGCAATCCACAAGTCTCGGGCTTCGTAGGTGTAGTAACCTTCGATACCTCTGATGGGTTGGTCGTCTTTGTCAACTCTAACTGACGGAATGTTAGCCGTGTTGGGCTTATCATGTCTGTATCGCAAAGAGCTAGCAAGCCACAGATTTCCATGGATGCAGCCAGTTTTGTCGTTATAAAGGTCAATCCAATTTCCTACTTGATTAGCACGGCCTTGAAGGGCCATCCACTGGGCGATTAGTCGGACTTCTTCGATGCCGCTTTCTTCGACGAACTCTGCGAGCGACGGCGTAAGCTCTCCGTGGTCAGTGGCTTTGGGGTTGCCTCCTCCGCCTTTAGGAGTTTCTTTTGTGAACTCGCGGGGTTTCCAGCCAAGTGCAAGTAATTTCTCAGTTCGTTGAGGCGGACTTCCAAGATTAAACTCAACCCAATCATAGACTCGATAGCCTCCGAGTCCGTTATCCTCGACCCTAGGATAGCTTTGTTGGTGTCGCAAATACTGCTTACTAAAGCTTCCATCTCGTCTTTTAGAATTCTTATACTCTCCGACGCAAGAAAGTTGTGGAGGGAATCGCTCATAAATTTTTTCCTTTAGTCGCTCTTGTTCATTTCGGATTTCCGAAAATAGTTCACCTGCTCGTTTAACGTCGAAAGCAAAACCATTCCGGCGTTGCTGTCGAATAATCGCCCACGCCCGATGCTCAATACTACACCCAACTTCGGTGAAGCCAATATCGCGCATCCGTCGTGAAAGGCGAAGAAAAACTTCGGCAGTAATACGGACGTCTTGCAGACAGTAAACCTCCATTTCTTCACTGTACTTACTCCAATCTTTAAAGTCGAATTTCTCCATCCCCACACGCTTAGCCCAAGCCTCTAGGGAGTGTCCCCCTTCGAGTGTAGGCATGTACAGCATGGAAAGGACGAAGGTGTCGATGATGTGGGTAACAGGTACATTAAGCTGAAGCAAACGATTAATGGTAGGAATATCAAACTCAATGCCATTATGTGTAACCCAGTAAGCATCGGGTCTATCTCCCACGAATGTCTTAATTGCTTCATGGCCGACAAGTGTATGCTCCTCTTTAGTTACAATGTTACGGACACACGCCACCCAAATGACGGTTGCGTTTAAGTCGTCCGTCTCAATGTCAATTGCCCACGTATTCTTAGTTGGTGTAAGGTACAACTACACGACACTTCTTACAAATTTGACAAAACATCTTTTGGATATATCCGTACGAATGGTCACAATCAAAATGCAACTTCGTAGTCTCGGACTGTTTCTCCTGCTTCAAATCTCTGTACCTCTTCTTGTGTTAGTTCAGACAACCTGCCAGTAACACCATTATAGCTAAGCCAGCAAGCAGGGCCAGTGCGGCCCGAAAATCTATTCTTTTCGACAACAATCTTAGTAACATTTCGCCTCCACTCGTCTATGTCCGTGTTGTCACGGTACATCTTGATTACGATGTTAGCTAGCTGCTCGACACCTGCCGTACCTCGGATTTGTCCTGCACGGTTCTGGTGAATGACGCAAATCAATGCGAGGTTTAGCTCCATGCACAGCGTCTTGGCCTTGGTTGCAATCTCGTCTAGCTGTTTACGTTCATCACCACTTTGGTCGCTAACAACGATAGAAAGGTGGTCAAGTACGATATATTTACAACCCAAAGCAGCCATGTGCCGAATTTTGTCGAGAACAGCTTCGACACTGTTGGAACCAAAGTGGTCCCAGATGACAACGCGCTCACTGTTAATAACAGCATCAAAAGCCTGTCTAAGCTCGTCCACAGTACGTTCAGTGTCAGGCAGATGATAAGGCTTTGAATTATGAATTGACATAAGACCCAAAGCAGTGTCATAGTTAGGCTCTTCCAAGTGAATGAACCCAACTCCGTAACCTTTTTCGACACACTCTGGATTAGTGAGAAGACTATATTCAATCTCCTTTAGAACGGAGGTCTTACCAATACCTGTCTCGGCAGTGACGACGACCATCTCAGACAACCTAATTCCGTAGGTAAGTCTGTTGAGTCCGGCAAAAGGGTAATCCACTTGAAAGTGCTTGGGTCGATTGACGATTTCATCCCAAATGTCCGTGCCAATCTTAAGTCCATCAGGCATGAACTTTGGGGCGTCCCACCACTCCTTTGTGTAAAGAGTCGTATCGCCAGCAATCTTGTAGTCATTGGCGTCCTTGTGTTTGTTGTGCTTCATCACACGTAGCTTGCCGGAAGGCCACGGAAGGTTGGCGATTTGTTTAACCGCCTTGTGTCCTGCCTCGTCGTTGTCGAAGCTTAGGACTACGTGTTCGAAACTGTTCAGGTATTCAAAGTTATTCCGTACATCTTGCAAAGCCGAGCCAGTACCGTTAAGCACAGACACAACAGGCCACCTACTGCCAAGCATTTCGTAGGCAGCACACATATCGTACTCACCTTCGGTAACGGTGACATACTTAGCACAGCCCACAGGGAATAGATGCTGTCCATGAAGCTCTCCTTGTTCACCAGTCCAAGACTGATGCTGCTTGTCATCTACGGCCCTGTACTTGGTACCAACGTGCTTGCCTTCTTTGAAGGAAGGAAAGTGGTCCTTACCGTCTTCTCGCCAGATTTTGTATCGTTCACACGTAGCCTTAGAGATTTTGCGGTTAGGCAGTTCGACAAAGCGGTCCCCCAAAGGGATGAGGGGTTTCTTCGGCTTGGGAGGTGTGGCTTTCTTGAATTCAACGACTTCTCCTTTATTCGGAGGAACGTTGACTCCGCAGACGAAACAGTGTCCCCATCCGTTGGCTTCGATTTTGAAGCCGTCGCTACTTGGGCATTTAGGACACTGTTGTCCGTCGGGGTCTTTAGGTTTGTGAGTAGAAATGATGTGTAAATCTCCTTGCAACTTATACGGAGATTATACACTACTTTTATCCTTTTGTCAAGGATTATTTTTCAAACCGTGCTTTCCCAGCACCCTGTCTAGAAGAATAGGACGAAACTCCGTGTGTTCTACTGAAACACATTCGTATCGAGTATCTGGCTTATCTCCATCCATAACAATTCCTCCGTGAAGGTGTCCGTGAATGTTAAGCCCCCACCTACCAAGACTTCCTGGATGCAAAGGAATGTGAGACATAATCCAACCTTTACGTTGAACGTAGCCTCGAACATCGTCAAACAGGTGGAAGTATTTCCGCATCTTCACAGGTTCGTGGTTTCCGGGAATAAGACAGATACGTCCCT